TCAGGAAATATCTTGATTTATCTAATGATGTCGATGGGGCAGTTTCTCGGTATCTTTTCTTGCTACACGAACCCCTTGATCCTCGTCCTGGTAAGCCGCCAGAAGACCCTAATTCTATCGATGAGTGCATCGAAACACTGGTCAATCAAATCAGTGGAATTAGCCTAGAAGCTGATGAAAATGGGATTATCGATCCTTATAATTGCTGGTTTAGCGAAATCGGAGAAAGTTATGCCTGGGGTATTAAGTATCACTACGAGATACTTATTAAGAAGTATCGAGCGATTAATCCATCATTTGCTTCCTACCTAGGCAAACAAATGAAGACCTTTTTAAGGCTTACATTAAGTATCCATCTTCTCAATTGGATATTTGATCCAGATAATACTAATCTTTACAGTATTCCTGTGCAAACAGCCATTAAAGCTGCTAAGATGACCGACTTCTATATCAGTCAATTCTTGACAATTCAAGGAGTCACATCTCAGGATGAAAATCCAGTACAGGGAATTTTATCCGAAATCTGGGAGATCGTTAAAAGCGCAGGTCAAATTAAACCTCGGGACGTTGCCCAAAAATTCGGCGGGCGTAAAATTAATGGGGAAAAAGTAAATACATCTATCGCCCGCACCCTACTTACTCAGTTGGAACAAGCTGGTTATGGACGACTAGAGATCAAATCAAGGGGTATGGTATTACACTATCAAGAGCCAAAAGAATTAGAAGCTTTTGAGATAGAGGATGAATCCCTAGAATACCAATCAGAGATAAAAGAAGAAATTGTCCAGGCTCCCACTCCCACACCAAAACCCGAACCAGTTTCTGACACTGAGATAGTAGAAGTTGAATTAGAGCCAGTCGATGAGTTATCGGCTGATGGTGTCCATATCGATAGCCTCCCTGATCTTGAAAAAGAAACCGTATTAATACGAACGGCTGCATCTGTAGAGATAGGAGAGCGAACTATCCCACCAAGAGCGGTCGGAAAAGTTATAGAAGCAACTTTTGACACTTTTGACAATCAATGGCTTTTGAGGGTAGAAACTACCTTAAATGGGTCTGCGATCACTTTTTCAATTCCATTCTCTAACTGTTATCTACAGGATATAAATACCTAATGATCGGACAATACCTTCCCTCTCGATACCCTGAAAAGGTTTATCGTGTCAATTCCTATGGACGTATTTTCCCCCGGTGCAAACCACTGGGGATTGTTAAGACTGCTATGGGAATCTACTATCACTTTGAGTCACTCGATCACCTCACAAAAGGAGAACATTTTTACTGTTTTAGAAAAGAAGATTTCACAGAAATTTCTTGACAATTCTAGTAAAATAATGTAAGATTTAAGTAATGAATCAAGGAGAAAATCATGAGGCTTATTGCAAATATGGACACTGCTAAAATTAGTTATTACGCTGATTTTTACGCAGAACAATATCGAATTTCCAAGCAGGAAACTGGGGAAAATGTACGCAAAAAACGTGACGCTTTATACTCGAAAATCAAAGAGTATAATAAAATTTTAGAACAGCGTGGATTTGAAAAAGTAAAGGTGTAATCATGGCAAAAGAAACTAAAAAAGCATGGGCTAAATTATCAAGTCAGGATGACATTGATAAAAACAAAGGACTTATCAGAGGGACAGATGAGCAAGAGTCTGCCAAAAGATTTAAAGCGCACCTAGATCACTGCAAAAGACACCTAAAGGATTGGAGAAAATGAGATACACGATCAGGTCAATAGATAGAAGAAATAAGCCTTGTAAGATTAAAGCTTCTATGCACGAAAGCCGGCTAATGGCTTACTTGGACGCTTTAAGCCGCAACGGGCATCGTGGCATTGTAGTAGAAGAAACAGTAGGTATTTCCTAATAATTTCACCCAACAGGAGTAACAAATGAACACATGGCAAATAGCGGAAAAGTTATTTAATTTTTGTGAGGGAAGATACCCAGATTTAAAATGGGCATGGAATTACTCTTATAATGATATTGATGGTTGTAAGGATATTCACTTTATTTTTGGTTCTTGCTCTTTGTTTAAACTGGAGCTAGAAATTCGCTCAGAGGAAAAACAAGAGCGTTATTCTTACGAAAAAGAAGCTACTTACGATTATATACTAGGGTTGCTTCTAATATCTCAATCAGAAGAAAAATCTTTACTTCCCTGGTCAGGTAGTTTTCAAGTAAGTCTAAACCATAATAAGGATAGCGAGTTAGAGTTTATGATTGCAACCCATGACAAGTGGAATGATGATAGCTGGAGTGTAGTAAAACAAGCCAGAAAAATAGTGAGAGAAATCTTTAATTTTATTGAAGACGAAATCCAAGAATAGACAGGAGTAACAAATGGACATAAAACAAGTAACAGGGAAAATATTGGAATTCTGTCACAGAAGTTATCCAAATTTAAGATGGAATCTTGACTCTGAAAATAATATAATTCAGTGTTCACTTTTTCCTGATGAATTAATAATAGAGGTTTTTCTGGATAGTCCGCTTAAGCGTATTTCATGCGAAGCGTATCATGTAGGCACGTTTGAATTATGGATAAACCCTGACGATAGAGACAATAACTATTCTTATGAGAATCAAATAGCATTTGATTATATTAGAAAGTCAAAATCTGATTATTTTGATAACAAATACAGAGAAACTCGAAAAGTAATGCTAGACATTTTTAATTTCATTCTCGATGAGATTCAAGAGTAAATAGGAGCAACACATGGACACATGGCAAATAGATGCTTACAAAATGATAGAAGTGTTAAAACAAATCAGAGTTTTTTGTGATACTGCCTATAAAATAGCTGATTACTCAAAATGGACTCTTAAGCTAAGGCAAATAGATGTTTTCACCGATTTAGTATTAGAAGGCTCTATCAATATTCTCTATCCAGACGAGCTAAAAGGAAAATACAATGTTTTGGGAAAATACGATGTTTGGGTTGAGTATCGTTCTAAAACGTCTAAAACTTTAGTAATTAGGGTAAAGGGGACAGCCACTTAGTATGATTGGGTTGAGATAGATTCGATTAAAAAAGAACCAAAAAGTGAAGGAGACAACGAAACCTTAAACATCTTGATCCCAGAAGCGACAAAGATAATGGAGACTATTTTAGGTTTTATCAAAACAATTAAAGTTGGGGATTAACGCTAATGAACAAACAAGAAACAGCCCAAAAAATATTAGAGTTTTGTAAAGACCGTTACCCAGAAATAAATTGGAAACAGACAAATCATATAAAGTCAACTATTCATATTTGGGGTAAAACAAATGGAATTGGTGTAAGCATAGAAATTATCGGGACGCAATTAGAAAGCTACGCTGTGTTAGGAGATGTAAGTGCGCTTATTTCCGAAGCCCGGTGGTCTGGTTCTTTTAAGATTTGGCTAGACAAAAAAGAATCTCAATTCTCTTTTAAATCAAGAAGAGAACTTAATATGTCAACAGATTTGTTTATAAAAGCCAAAGAAATATTATCAAGTATTTTTGAGTTTATCGAAACTAAAATACAAGGTAAGGTGATACTATGACAATAACAGCAAAAGAGTTTCTTGAAATGAACAAAATAGAAGCGTTAAAATACATTGAGGTTTTTTGTAGAAAAACTTTTAGTCAGTCTAATTACTCAGAATGGCAAATAAAGACGGAAGACGGATTTTCCTATCTACAGGGAACACTGGAAATTTTTTGTCAAAGTCTAACTCAAGGTCGATATAGGGTATGGATTGAATATCAAAATAAATATTCTAAAAAATTAATAGTTACAGTAGAAGCTTATTTAGCTTTAGAGTATAATTCTGTACTTTATCTTAGTTGGGTTGAAATAAAATCAAACAAGAAAAAAATACAAGGAGATGGTAAACATTTGGATATTTTACTACTAGAAACAAAAAAAATAATAAAACCTATTTTAGATTTTATCGAAAATGAAATACAAGTCAAAATAAATTTGTCTAAAAAGGTTAAGAAAGATAGTTGCTTACAATTGATTATAGATTTCACCAAAACCAAAATATAATCTGAAATAAAAACATGACACTAGCGCTACAAACACAAACACTTTTCGTACCGACTAAACCACAAATTCAATTAAGAGATGACCAAAAAGCTCTTAAAAGAGAACTGTATGACGCTCTAAATCTAAAAATCTACAAAAGAGCCTTAGTCGTTGCCCCTTGCGGATGGGGTAAAACAGTATTTTTGTGTCAGATAATCTACGACGCTGCCGCAAAAAGGCATCGTCGGACTTTAATCGTAGTACCTTTTAGGGTGCTTATTGAGCAAACCCTAGAAACTCTAGGAAAATTTGGACTATCTGCTGGGGTAATTGCGGGTAACTACAAAGAAGATAGAAACCAATTAGTACAAATTGCAACAACTCAAACCTTATCTAGAGGACGAGATATTACTTGGTTTAATCCCGAAGTAATACTAGCCGATGAAGTTCATCTATCAGCTTACTGCCAATGGTTTAAAGATAGCTTTCCCAACCTTAAAAACGGTAAGCAAACAACCTCAATCAAAGACATTCGTGACGAATTAGCAGTATTAGGTATCACTGTAGAAAGAGAAGACATAGAACCTTACAAAATTACTTTTGAGGAAGCTAAAGAAAAATGCAAACACCTTAGTCTAGTTCACGCTGAGTCAAAAGAGATATTACAAGAAATAAACTCAGCATGGGGAGTAATTCGTAAGCAACAGCACCTTTTTTCGGGGAACCCCCTGTCAGTAGATAATCGCCTCGTAATTGGACTAACAGCGACTCCGCGTGAAGAGTTGGGAGATATTTTTGAGGTTCAAATAGTTGGACCTACCCCAAAAGAAATGATTGAACGGGGTGCGCTTGTCGGTTGTGTTTATTTTGGAACTAAAAATAAAATTAATACTAAAGGAGTAAAAATTAATGGCGGTGACTTTGATGCTAATCAGTTAGAGATTCGTTGTCTTGAGGCGGTAAAATCAACAGTTTCCGAGTATCGCAGGCTCGGTCAAGGGAGACAATTCGTTTGTTTTGCTACGGGTGTAGAACACGCTAAAAGCCTCTGTACAGAATTTAACGAAAGGGGTGTTCCCACGGCCATTATCACAGCCGAAACACCAGAGCAGGAAAGAAGAGAAATATTTAAAAAAGTAGCTAAATTAAAATTGCGGGGGATTGTAAATATTAATACCTGCGGGATAGGATTTAATTTGCCCGAAATTTCTTGTATTATTCATGCCAGACCGACCAAAAGCCGAACCCTTTATATTCAGATGACTGGTCGAGGTCAACGGCTTTGTAGCTGGTTAGATAAAGTTGATTGTCTGATTTTGGATCAAGCGGGAAACGTAACCGAGCATGGATTTATCGAGGATGTAGAGTATCCCAAGCTTTTTACATCTTCTGATACCCAAAAAGGACAAGCTCCGACTAAAGAGTGCGAAAATTGCAATAAAATAACCTACGCTTCCGCTCGTATTTGCCCTCACTGTGGCTATGAATTTCCAACAAAAGAAAAGAAACAAATCGCTAACGAAAGACTAGAGATTATAATTCACGATAAAGATAGAGAATTATACCTAGCCTACAAGTACGCTCTCAAGGAAGCTTACAAAAAAGGTGAGCATATTGAAAGTGTCCGGGGATGGATGATCAAAACATTTAAAAATCCTAGACTAAGCAAAGACTGGATGCCCCCTAAATCTTGGAAGTTACACGCAATCTTCAAAAAAGACTATAATGAAAATGACTTGAATAATTACGAGGCTTACTTGAAAAGTCTTTGTAAAATCGAGAACAATAACTGGGTAAAAGCCAAGATGAAAGAGGAATTTGGAGATGTCTGGGACAATATTCGGCTCTAATGGATTATTACTGGCATCTTCCCAGGAATACAAGGAACAAATAGCTAACGAGCTATTTAGACTTATTTCTATAGGCTCCGCGCCTATTCTTTCCTATACCCTTACCACACCCCCAATTCCTCAAAGTATAGATAGCTACTATATTGTCCCCGCAGGAGCTACTGGGGCATGGGCGGGAAAAACTAATCAGATAGCTTATCCCGTAATTGGCTTGAATGGATTGCCTACAGGAACTTGGAAATTCTGGCAGCCTTTTACTGGACTAACAGTTTTTTCTGTTTCTGGAGAAGTAATATTTTTTAATGGTATAGATTGGCGAACCTCAGTCGCAGGGGTTATGTTTATCGTTGATTACGGGGGATCATCGTTCGGGACAGTGGCTAGATCTGATGAAATTGTAGGGAATCCTAGTAATGATACTTTCTACGGGAAAGAATCAGGAAATAAAGGATTCTTCGGTTTCTTCTCAAAAGTTTTATCAACTTCATTGTCGGCTCTAAATATAACTACTGGTGGCACAATAACTGCTACTGATAATATTTTACAGGCTTTTGGCAAACTCCAAAATCAAATTAATAGTATTAATGATAATACCGAACAATATTCTGGGGACATAGAATCTCCTGTTGTTCAAACTTATCCTCTTGATTTCGCTTTATTAAGAGGGTATAATATCCTAAGCTTTAGTGCCGTAACTCAATCTGGTACAGCTACTATATCGGTTAGGATTAATGGAATAAATATTCCTGGATTGAATAATTTATCTATTACTTCTACTCGATTAACTGTTCCCGTAACAACAGGGAATCTTCTTAGCGTAGGAAACAGGTTAGAACTTGTTGTTTCTGCTGTTGATAACTCTAGGCATTTATTTTTTACTATAGGAAGAAAATATGTCTAGATGGTTGCACTGGCCAGGTACAATGGTGGTCGTAAATCTTGTTAGTAATTTAACTCAAACAACTAACTCAGGATTTTCGATAAATAATAATCAATGGCTACGTTCAAGTTTTACGACTGGCGGTGGCAGTTATGGCTATACTATTAACTCGGTCACTCTTCGGTTAGCAAAATTGACTGCAAATCCCAATTTTTTTGTCAGTCTCTATAACGACAGCCCTGGAGGACTCGGGAGTTTGATAGCCAGTTTTACCAACCCTAGTTTCACTCTTAACACTACTAGGGATTACATTTTTACTATTACTAATCCGCAAACATTAGCCTCTAATACTACTTACTGGTTAGTTGCTGGGATTTCAGGGGGCAGTGGGCAAGATTTTTGGGGCTTTACTACCTCACCCGATCAAACAGGGCTTCCTGGCTGGTCGATTGGTAATAATTCCTTTTATAGTGACAATCAAGGAGATATTTGGAGTAATAATTTTTCTATTACATTTAGCGCTTTTCAATTCAGCGTTAACGGACAAGATCATTCTTTATAAAATTACACTCTATGAACTTACCCTTAATTAACAATGACAACGTCGGCAATTCTTATTATGGCTGGACAACTAATAATCTAGATTGGGCCCCAGAGTCTTTGGGATTTACACCCATTCAATGTGCTAACTGGATAAATGGTTTTTTTGGACAAACTTGCGCTCTCGCAAATGCCACTACAGGGTTTCATTTAATTTTACCAGTTAGTTTTGAATCACTAAGTTTGCCCGTAACTGCGTCAAAATTCAGATTTAACAATCTAGGAATAAGTCGCACTACTGGAAACCCTTCGACGACGACGATGGATGCCCAATATTGTGCAATTAACTGTCTTAACTTGCTTACTATTATTTTTAACCGTCCTTCAGCTTATTATTGGGCAGTTTTGAATTCGCACAGTTTAAGTATTTTCAACGATAATTATCTTGATAATAATTCGCAACGGCATACCTTTTTTAGTTGCGGATGGCTAAGAAACCCTTTGTTTCCTCAATCGGATTTTGTTCAGAATGCTTATTTTTTATGGACAGTCGGACCAGATTCTAATAGGAGAGCGGCCGGCCGTCCATCATTGGGAGGGAGTGCTAGGCAAAACTTTGTGTTACCAACAGCAACAACTCCAGATCCTATTGCCAATTATCTTGTCTCTTGTCAAACCGCTACCCCCGGAGCTAATGCAACAGAATTTTATTTAAGAGATAATGTAGCTCCTAATAAAGCCGTTGGATATGTTCCGAATCTTTTAAAATGCTCTTTGGATATTCCTGTGGGGGGAATATATCCAAATAAAGGAATTGATCCTGATGGCTCTAATATAGACACTTGGAAATGCGTGACGAAAATAGGGAACGAATCTTTATTAATGAGAGTGTGGGCTACAGGGTTAGTTTAGTATGATCTATTATCACGTTTTTGGAACTGCTAGAGAAAAAAGCTTAGATGGAAGTCAAGATAATCCTATATTTTGGCGTACTGGTATATCAATTTCGTGGGACAAAGAACCGACATTGAAAACTGTTGGTGGAATTAATCTATTTGGTCAATTCTGGAAAATAGTTAGCAAATACGGTCAACAAGTAAGTATTTTTTCTATTCCTTCTGATCAGTACAACTCTCGTTACACTGGTTCAATTGCTGACATAATCCCCTTAGAGAGAACCAGTAAAAACTACACTTATTCTGGCACTGTAAGCGAACCCAAAAAACTAGCTTATGATGTTACAGTAATTGACATTATTCGTGTCATTAATCAGACTGATTTTCCTGATGATCCTTACCCAGTAAATACTCCTGAATTTCCTATTATTCCAGATAAAGACTATCAAACAGAAATTCAGTTTTCTGATTCTTTACTAGAAAACACAGAAGGGGCAGAACAACGAATAGTGGAATGGTCTAGCCCTATTAGAGTGTTCAATCTTGCTCGAACTACGTTACAATCTGATGATTTAAATGCTATTCTCGACTTTCATGAAGAAATGAAAGGATCAAAAAAAGACTTTCTTTATCGTGACCTTTCTGACTATCAAGTAAAAAAAAGCCTATTTACACCTCTTATTTATTGCCAACTAAGCAATTTTATTGTTAATAGTATGCGCCTGTAGATACGGTAGATGGACAGTTTACTTATTGCGCTTTTGATCTTAACAACTCAGGATTTGATAGAACACCATGACTAATTTAGCTAATCAAGATAACACAGAAGGAATATTTAGCCCAGAACACAATGGAGTAAATACAGAATTTATTTTGATCAAAGCATATTCTTGCGGCAATAACGTTCATCACAGACCTATTCTTTATCCAGATATTGATAGCCTAAAAATCTATCAAGGAACTACAGAAATACCACCGTCGGAATATATAGTAGCTCCTGGTAAAATAGTTTTCAACAATCCACCTCCTAGTAGCCCCAAATTAACTTGGGAAGGCACTTTTAAGGTATTGTGTCATTTTGAAGAAGACAAACTAGATTATCAACCTATTACAAAAAATAGAGATAACGCTATTTTTTCTATCCCAAAATTAATTTTACGAGAATCAAGAATTGAGCCTGAAATTGCATTGCTACCTAGTGATGTTTTTTCTTCGGACTTAAATCACGATTTTAATTTAAATTTAACTAAAAGGTGTACAATTTCTCCTGAATTTGAGACAAATACTATTAGTTTATCTAGTGGAGAAAGAAAAAGATTTTCTCGGAGAGATACTCCTTCCGATATTAGCTCTTTACAGCAAAGAAAAACTTTATCTCAAAAAGATATTGATTATCTGATTGCCTTGTGGTTGTGCGCCAAGGGTTCAGGAGCGACATTTCGTTATCCTGATTTAGTTAACGGTTTATCAATTTTATCCCGATTCAACTCTGTCTCTTTGAGCTACCAGAACCAATCCTCTTTACAGATTTATTCACTTGGAGAATTACAGATCAGGAGATTTACCGAGGGGGTACAACAAGATTTAGGGTTAGACGATTCTTTCGCAAATCCTGTTTTAACGCTGTGTTATTGCGTTTTAATTGAACTTACAAACGGAGAAAAGCTCGGTTATACAAATTTTTCCCAAGACTTAAAAATTGGTGGGGTAGTATTTCGAGCAAAGCAAGCTCTTGATCCGACTGCAATAGAAAAACAATTGGGAATACAATCGGATAATCAAGAATATAGAGGTGCTTTTAGTGATAATATTGACGAAAATTTACTTTTTTCTGATAGATTTAGAGAAGCTCGAATTATCACAGCAATTGTTGATTGGAGAAACCTACCTAATTCACTTTTAGATATTCCAGACGAGCAAATACAAATAGGTTATGTGGGAGAAATTAAATCACTTGGTGGCGAAAGCTATACACTTGAAAATCTTACTGGCTCTAGTATTAATTTAAGGCAAAGTAGAGATGAAAAAACATCACCTTTT